GCAAAGCTAATTCTAAAGAAGATGCGATTAAGAAAGCTGATGTACTACCATCTTTAATATACGATGTTTGGCTACTAGATGAATGGATGGATGAATGCGATTCAAGAAGAGGTATATTCATAGATAAAGATTTGAATATTAAGAATATTTAGTTATATTTGCAAACGAAGGGTGAGAGCTTCAGGAAATTTTATTGAAAGGCTTGTATGAAAAGGTATTCTCACCCACCTTGATTACAGGTCTTTCTCATTTTATAAACTATTATGGCAAAAGAACTACCATATTTTAAATTTGAGCCCAATCAATGGGAAAACGGAAACATTCAAATATGTTCACGAGACGACAAAGGATTATTTATTGATTTATGTTCTATGTACTGGTCAAGATTAGGTGACGTTCCTTTAAAGTTAGCAATTAACAAGTTATGCGGAGGCAATGCGACCGCATTTGATTCGCTTATTCGAGAGAATATTTTTACCGTAATTGATGGGTTAATTTGTATTGACTATCTTAATGAACAATTGAATAATTTTGATGAAACAAGCAAAATAAATAGTAAAAACGCAAAAGAGGGATGGGAAAAACGCCGTAAACAAAAGGAAGAAAGCGAACGCAATGCGACCGCATCAAATCCGCAATGCGAAAACGATGCCATAAGAGAAGAGAAGAAGAGAGAAGAGAAGAGGAGAGAAGAAGTATACAGAAAATTTGCACACCTATCTTTATCAATTGAAGAATTTAATAAACTAGATTTATTATTCCATAAACACGATATTGAAAACATACTAGATAAGATTGAAAACTACGCAAAGAATAAATCATACATTTCATTATATTTAACTGCTTTAAATTGGTTAAAAAGAGATTGCATACCGAAAGATACCGCCACCATAAAAACCAAATTTGAAGATATGACAAGTGAAGAACAGTTTAAGTACCTACAAGATAGAAAAGCACAATTAACATCAGAAGCGTAATGGAGATATATAACTTTGAAGAGATAGAACACAACGTAATGGAGCATTACTTAGGTGGAGGTGGTAAAACATTTTATGTAGGATTTAAAGCATTAGCTTCGCATTATTCAATACACGAAGGAGGTAGAACAGATTGGACGGGTTATCCTGGAAGTGGTAAAACTGAATTACTTTTAGAATGTTTAAATAATACTTCTGAATACTACGGGCATAAACACCTTTTACATATGCCTGATGCAGGAAGCATAGCAGAAGTTATTGGTAAATTAATGCATAAGATGAGTGGTAAAACAATGAAGGAGTTTTATTTTAATGCAGCAGGTGAAAAGGTAATGATAGAAAATAGACTTACAGAAGATGAAATAAAAATTTATTTACCATTGGTAATGAATAATTTTAGATTATTTAAACCTAAAGGCAAAGCAAGCAAAGCAGTAACACCAAAAGAATATTGGCAATTCGCAGCAGATAATAAAAAAGAATTAGATATATTTAGTGCCGTTATAGATTCTTGGAATTATATGAGTCACGATGTACCAAGTAATTTAAGATATGACCAATGGCTAGAAAATACTTTATCATTTGCTAACGACTTGGCAGAAGAAAGTAAACTACATTTACATACAATTATACATCCGAAAAGCCCTACTAAAGTGGATGGTAAAGCACCAATTCCTGATATGCACGAATTAAAAGGTGGCTCTGAATGGGCTAACAATGGTAAAAGTATAATCGTAGTACATAGAGAATTTGATTCGGTTATAACAGATATTAAAATTAACAAAGCAAAGCCTGAAATAGTTGGTATTCGTGGAGTAACTAGCTTAATGTATGACTTGAAAGTGGGTAAATTCTTTGAACACGATGGAGTAAATAAGAAATATGCTGAAGGATTAACAAGGTCACAAGAAGTAATTAACCAGGTTAGTACAAATTTAAACAAACATCAATTACCTTTTTAATATGAAAGATACAGATATAGCAACTGCAAGACTAAACATAAAGATAAGTATTAATAGATTGCTTTTTAGAAGCGCATTAGAACGTGTAAGCGAAGAAAAACAAAAAGTGATACTACGTGAATCAAATGATTTGAACTATAGCTTAGAAGTCTTAAGAATGCTTGAACAAGACAATGAGAGTTTTGAGAAATTAAATAACAGTTTACGATTAGAAATATTATATTTGAAGAAAGAGTTAATTAAACAACAAGAAACAGTAGAGTTATGAAAACAGTAAATAGTATATCAGGTGGTAAAACATCTTCATATCTTGCAGTAAATTATCCATCTGATTATAATTTGTTTTCTTTAGTTTCAGTTGAAGATAGAAAATTAACGCCCATTGATAAAAAGTTTGTTCAAATAATTTCGGATAAGATTGGAAAGGAATTTATAGGAACAGTTGAGAAAGACCAAACTTTAAAATGTGTTTTAGATTTAGAGCAGATTTTAGGAACAGAAATTAAATGGTTATGTGGTGATTCATTTGAGCAGATTATAAAAAAAGCGAGTGGATATTTACCGAATGTAATGGCTAGATTTTGCACATCTCAAATGAAATTAAAGCCAATCGCAGAATATTGTAAAAACGAAATTAAAGAAATTGTATTGATGCGTTTAGGTATTCGTTATGATGAAGAGAATAGAGTAAACTATGAAAACACAGATTTCAAATTCAATATTGGTAAATCAGAAAACGGAAGAAATAAATGGTTAACTGAAAAATATAGAGAACTTGAATACCCTTTAGTTGATAATAAGATTGAACACTATCAAATTTATCAATGGAGTTTAAAAAGTGGTATTGATTTTCCTAATGACTCAAATTGTATTGGATGCTTTCATAAACAAGTACAACAATTACGAAAAAATTGGATTGATGAGCCTATTAAGATGCAATGGTTTGCAGACCAAGAAATCGGAAAGAAAAGATTTAAAAAAGAAATGAACTTTAACCAAATCAAAACTATTGGACTTCAACAAAATTTTATCTTTGGTGGTGGCTCAAGTTGTAATAGTGGAGGTTGTACAGATTAAATAAATAAGTTATGAAATATTGTAAAGATTGCAAAGAACAATTTGAGCCTATTAAAAAGTATAATTCTACTTTATCAACTAACCGATGCGATGTATGTTTGAAGACTGCACAAGCATTAAAGAACTTGGCTAGTATAAAAAAGGAGAAGAAGATTAAGCAGAAAGAAGATTTATTAACGCTTCAGGATTATCTTAAGATGACACAGCAGGTGTTTAATAAGTGGATAAGAAAACGAGATGCGGGATTGAATTGTATTTCATGCGGTAAGAAGCCTAAAAAAGAAAATTGCGGTCATTATTTTTCAAGCGGAGGTCATGCCAATGTAAGATTTGACGAGAATAATTGTCATCTTCAATGTGAATACTGTAATACATTTTTGCACGGAAATTTAATTTTGTACGGAGTGAATCTTGAGAAGAAAATAGGTAAAGACGAATTTATTATTTTGCGTGAAAAAGCATATGAAGTAAAGAAATTCACGAAGATTGAATTAAAAGAATTACTTTTGAAGTACAAACTAAAACTAAAACAATGAGTAGAGAAATAATAATAGGTGTAATAGCAATTGGATTAATAATGATTACAGTAATAATAGATAAATATACTAGGTTATGAACGTAGGAGATAAAGTAAAGTATAAAGGTGGAATGAATCCTGAAGATAAATCGTATAAACATATTCAGTTTAATAAAGAGTATGAAATTGTAAGCATTGACGGTAGTTATATTGATGTTGTTTTAGATAAAGGTTGGTTATGGTGTTTTAATGTCATTGAAATAATAGAGATGTTTACTCCTGTACTTGAATCAAAAGACCAGCACTACAATAACACGAACGGAAGTCTTTACCTATTTGCTAAACAACACGAACTAAATGCATATGAATTTGATATTTTGAAACGTATTGTAAGATGTAGGAAGAAAGGGCAATTTCGAGAAGACTTAGAGAAGACAAAAAGAGTGATTGATTTATACTTAAAAGAATTTGAATTATGACACCAATAGATTTACTAGTAAATAGACTAGCAGAGAATGGAATCTTACATAGCTCAGATGTTGCAGAAGCTAATGAGTTATTTAAGCAGCAGATAATTAATGCTTGGTCAGATGTGGGAGCAGATGGAGTTACTACAGCAGAAGAATACTACAACGAAACCTTTAAAAACACGAAAGAATGAGAAATCTAATTTACATATTTATAATTAATTTGTTATATAAAGGCATTGATTGAAAAATAATGTTATATTTGACAAAAAAACATCTATATTATGAATGCTGATTGGTTAAAATATATCGCTAAACATCATAAAGAGTGGGTTTCTATTGTAAAAGGATGGGGAGAACACGAATACTGTGAAGATATAGTTCAAGAGATGTACATCAAACTACTCAAATATACTACAGAAGAAAAGATAGTTAAAAACGGTCAAGTTAACAAGTCTTATGTTTGGTTTACATTAAGGTCTATTTTCATTTCAGCAATCAAAGAACGAAACAAGATAGCAAAGGTTAGAATTGGTAACGGATTTGAAGTAGAATACATTTGTGAGTTAGAAGAAACAATAGCTTATTCAAGAATGTTAAGTAAGATTGATAAAGAGATGGATAGCTGGGAATGGTTTGATAAGATGCTATTTAAATTATACGCAAAGTCAGGAGATTCAATCCGAGATATTGCAGAACGTTCTCACATTTCAACTACTTCAATATTTCACACGTTAAAGCATTGTAAGGAACGAATCAAAGACAATATATCAGAAGATTATGAAGATTTTAAGAATAACGATTATGAATTAATATAAACAACTATGAATAAAACAGTAATTAAATTTTTAGAACAAGAAGCAGCAAACATTGCTTTAAAGATGGATGAAATCGGAAAATCCGAAACACCAAACCTAGCAGATTATCATTTTTTAACTGCATTAATGATGAGTATTCAATATTTAATAGAGACAAATGGCAAAGCAAGTAAAAAGAACTAGAAGAACGCCTGAACAAATGGCAGAAGCTAGAGCAAACGAATCACAAGGACTTGGAGATACTATTGCAAAGATTACACACGCAACAGGAATAGATAAGTTAGTTAAGTTTTTAGCAGGAGAAGATTGTGGATGCGACAAACGAAAAGAAACACTTAATAGAATGTTTCCATATAACAACCCTTTGTGCTTAACAGAAGACGAATATCAGTATTTGGATGCTTATATAGTTTCAAAACGTGACGATTTAAAACACGCAGAACAAACAAGAATGTTATCAATCTACAATAGAGTATTCAAAGCAAAGAACGAGCCTTCTAATTGTGCTAGTTGTTGGAGAGATATAATGAATTCACTTAAAAAAGTACATGCAACGTATGAAGAAACTATTTAACATAGCAATCTTGTCAATTGTATTGATGAGTTGCAAGAAAGAAGTAACAGCACCGACTACTTGTGATTGTGTTGAATATCATGAAAAGACTGAATTAGTAGGAACATATCCATCATGGCAGTTACAATTCGTATTTGATTACCAAACAGATAATATTCCTGATTTGTGTGCAAAAGATAACGGAACATGGATATATAATTCAAACAGTACACAACGTTATAAATTCATTTGTCATTAACACAAAATGTGTTACACAAAATGTATAAGCCAAAAGATATGAAATACTACATCGCAGTTGTAAATGATAGAATCCATCTAAAGGAATGGAAACGGCTAAAAACAAATTTGCAAATTAGTGGTTATTCATATATAGTATTCTTTGATTATAGCATTCAAGAAATAGAATTGAATGAAGTAACAAAGGAAGTGTTTAAACAAATGGCATATTGTGAGAACTGAATAATCAACTTTTATCAGAATGGGAGATATAAAACATAATGGAGGTAAGCGTGAAGGCGCAGGAAGGAAGTCTAAAGCAGAAGAACAGTCTTTAATAGAGAAACTATCACCGCTTGAGCCTTTAGCGTTTGATGCTCTTAAAACAGCTTTAGAAGATAAGAAAGATTGGGCGGTTAAATTAACGTTTGAATATCTATTTGGTAAACCAAAACAAACGATTGACCAAAATACTAGTATAACATCAAGTGATGTAGATTGGACAAAGTTCTTCGGTGGTAATAAATAGCGTTTATACTCAAATATTAAAAAACAAATCAAGGTATTTTGTTTTGACTGGAGGCAGAGGAAGTGGTAAATCATTTTCTTCTGCTTTTATGCTATTAACTATGATTTCAAATGAGTCAGGTCATGTTGTTTTATTCACACGTTATACATTAGTAAGTGCTGCTATTTCAATTATTCCTGAATTTATGGAGAAGATTGATATATTAGGAACGCATTCGGATTTCATTATAACAAAGGATGAAATAGTAAACATTAAAACGGGCAGTAAAATTCTATTCAAAGGAATCAAAACAAGTTCAGGAACACAAACGGCCAACTTAAAATCATTAGCAGGTGTAACAACTTGGGTACTTGATGAAGCTGAAGAGTTAACAGATGAAGATACATTTGATAAGATAGATTTATCTATAAGGCATAAGACAAAACAGAATAGAGTTATTCTTATACTTAATCCTGCAACAAAAGAACACTTCATATATCAAAGATTCTTTGAAAGCAAAGGCGTTTCTGCAGGAAGTAACATAACAAAAGGAGATACAACTTACATTCATACAACGTATTTAGATAATATTGAAAATCTAAGTGAATCATTCTTACAACAGATTGAGACGATTAAGATACGAAGACCTGAACGCTATCAACATCAAATATTAGGAGGTTGGTTAGATAAAGCTGAAGGAGTTATATTTACCAATTGGTCAATAGGTAAGTTTCAAGATGTAGGAAGTATTGTATACGGTCAAGATTTTGGATTCTCAAATGACCCATCTACATTGGTTGCAACTTCAATAGATTCTGTTAATAAAAGAATTTACCTTAAACTACTGATGTATCAAACGGGGTTAACTACTACTGAAATATACCAATTGAATAAACACTATGCTGAAGATAAATTGATTGTAGCGGATTGTGCCGAGCCGAGATTGATAAATGAGTTAAGAGCAAAAGGATTGAATATCTTAGAAGCAGTAAAAGGTCAAGGAAGCGTTACTCATGGCATTACAATACTGCAAGATTACGATTTGATAGTAGATGAAGAATCAGTTGATTTGATTAAGGAGTTGAATAATTACTGTTGGTTAGAGAAGAAATCTAAAACACCAATAGATAAACACAATCACGCTTTGGATGCTATACGATATGCAGTAGGTTATCAGTTAGATAATCCAACAAGGGGTACATACGCAATATATTAACTATGGAATTTATACACATGAATGAAATGATTGAACGAGTAGAGATGTTTCTATGGGATTCAAAGCAAGTCAAGGTTAAAATAATTATAAACAATCCGATGAGTCTACACCATGATATGCAACTATTAAACCATGCGTATAATATTGCCTTAGACTATTACAAAAACAAGAACTAATTGTTATAATAATAATGAAACTAGAAATACAAGTACCAACTAAATTAAGTGATATATCTTTAGAGAAATATCAATCTTTCATGGCTATTAAAGAAAGCAATGAAGACGAAGATTTTATAGGTAGAAAAATGATAAGTATCTTTTGTGGCATCAAAATGAATCATGTAGGATTACTTAAGAAGCATTCAATTGATGAAGTAGCTGAAGTCTTTGTAGATATCTTTAGCACACTACCAAAGTTTCAAGATAGATTTGAGATGGGTGGTAAAACGTTTGGATTCATTCCTAACCTTGAAGATATAACACTAGATGAGTATATAGACTTAGATAATAATATAGGTGATTGGAAGACGTTTCATAAAGCAATGGCTGTAATGTACCGACCTATCATTAAAACAAAAGGAGATAAGTTTGAAATAGAGCCTTATATATCTAATATAACTTATG